ATTTGTCATTTGTTCTATGGCTAATAAAGCCAGGTTAAAATTATCATGATCTGGAGAGTTTAACATTTCTATTAATCTTTCTCCAGTTTGTTTATCAACTTTGTTGCTTTCCATAGCCCACTCTAAATAACCAGTAGCATTATTTACAGCCATTGCATGAGAAACCATTTCCATACCATAAGCACCAGTATACATGTGTACAGTTCTTTCCTGCATATCATGCATGTTTCCAAATATTTCTTCTACTGTATTAAGCATTTTCTATAATTGAATCAGCTAATGTTCTAGATGCTTCATCTTCTGACATAAGCATCTTTTTAATATTACTCATTTCTTCCTGTGTAAACTTGCCTTCAATACCGAGAATTTTAAGTCTCATTAATTTGATAGTTAAAGCTTGATCATCTAATTGTTTCTGTAATCTCCATATTTCAGTTTCAAAAGAATCAATAGCAGTATTATAATGACCTTTTGAACCTTGTTGTATTTGGCTCCATAAACCCTGACCAGTTTGAATAGTATTATTGGATGGACCATGAATGACTTTAGTAGGATCATTAACTACTATTCCTTGTATATTTGATAAACTTGCCATAATCTTAGTTTTCAAGGTTATCTAATGCATCTTCTTCTTCTTCTGTAAGCAAAGCTTCCCATTTACCTAATGGACAGTCAGAAGCAAGAGATCTAGTCTTAAATCCAAGAGAACATCCACATTCATTGCAGCATGGAGCTGTGCCTTTCATTACACATTTCTTTCCTTTACTTGGACATTCATCACAAATACTATGTCTCATTGCAGCTACTTCTTCAACAAACTGATCTCTAATAATTGAGTTCTTAATACCTTCAACTATCTTGTGTCTCTCCTTCCAAATTGTTTTCAGTGTTATTGCCATACTTAAGTTTTTTAAAAGTTTCTTTTCTTTCTTCCTGTTTAATAATCTTTTTCTCTAATTCAATAAGTAGTTCTAGTTTTGTTTCTATACCTTTCTTATTAAAATAAGCTGCAAATGTAGATGTATCATGATTATCTAATGATTTAGTATATCTTGGAATAGCTGACTTAACCATTTTAGCTTTCACTACAAAATGTCCAAGACCTTCTACATTTATTCTAGGGTCTGTTAAACCACTTAACATTTGTCTTATATGGTTATAATAAAAACCTATTGTTTCTTCTACTAGTGTATCAGATACATCAAGTTCTTCTGCTACTTCTTTATAAAGTTTATTAGCCTTCTTGGGATTCATGACCTAAAAATTTATAATCTAATAGAATTGTACCTTCAGTTTGAATTTTTAAATTGGGGTTAAGCATAATGACTTTTTTATTTTCACTATCCTTAACCACCAAATTATTTTTTTCAGCTTTATTAATACAATTTCTAACAGTCTGAGGTGATTTAAATATCCACTCTTCTTCTGAAGAAGCATCATAACAAAAATGTGTAAGCTCAATAGGTTGATTGAAACTTAATAATGTTAAGCAATTCAAGTCTGACTCACTCATTGCAATTCTATTTACAAAGCAATGTGTAAGTATTTGGAATTTTACTACATCCCATTTAGGCATCTTAACCTTTTTCTGAACTTGATTTACTAAAGCCATGATTACTCTTTTCTAAGTTTTCTTTTTTTAGGATCTTCTTGTGCTGCAGCTTCTGTTTCATATCTTTCCTCAGTTTCAAGTTCTTCTGGGTGTTGCATTTGATACATAGCCATAGATAACTGAGTATCCCATTGAAACTTTTTGAACTTAGATTCAGCTATGTCCATAAGAAGTTTTTCATACTTAACTTGTGATTCTAAGTAAGGAATAGCCTCATCAAAATAAGCTTTCATTTCTTCCTTTCTTTGTGCTAATTGCTCTGGAGTTAACTGCTCTAACTCTTCTTGTTGGTTATTGTTTTCCATTTTTATACTTTTTAAGTTTAAGCAAATATACTAAAAAAGTTTAAACATAAAACATTTAAATAAAAAAATCCAGATACCTAAATACCTGGATCTGAGAATATATGATAATTTATTCTACTTTTTCTTCTTTACTGAACCACCTTTTTTCATACCTAATGCTTCTTTAGCTTCTTTTCCAAAAAGACCTTTTTTATTAGCTATAAGTGCAGCTGTTGCAAGACCCGCACCTATAATAGGACCCTTAACTTTATCAACACCTTCTTTAAAGTTGTGCCATGCTTCGCGTCTTCTATTTTTTCTAGCAGCTTTAGATGATTTACATCCACCATCCCCAGGTCCACAACTTTCTGTTGCACCTCCTTCAGCAAATTTTCTACCTTCAAGCATGCTACCTACTTTGCTATTCATTGATTTACAATAATCCATTGCGTCAGTAGCCCCTCTTAATCCCATTGCTTTTTTCATAATTATCTATTTTTTATTGTTAAGTTAAATAAAGTAAACATATAGAATTCTCTAGATATGTCTACTTCTATAGTTAAAATATCCAATGAAGATATTCTCAATCTAATTGATACTTTATCCCACTGTTTATTTACTGATTTCCAACTGTTTCTGAATTTCATATTTTTTATTTTAAAATGTTTGACCAAATAAAACCACCTGCAGATTTTTGTCTTTCTTTCAGACAATCTGTTATTGCAGTTTTATTTAAGTTATAGTAATCTATTGCATATTTTGCACAAGCCCATTCTTTAATAAAAATACCATCAAGTGAGTACTGAAACACTTTAAATGCTTTACCATTTTTATGCCCTTTACTTTCTAACCAATGACCAGTTTTATTTTTTTTATGAGTTAAAGACATTTTTTCTTTAGTCTCATTAGAAGGTTTTCTACCAATAGCTTTAAATCTAATTTTTTCTTTAGTTTTTTCACTAACCGGGTGACCCATTAATGATTTTTTTCTTTTAAGATTTATCTCTTTACCAAGATATCCCCCATTTCCACCATCTGCAATATTACATAATAGTCCTCCTTGTGTATTCTTAACATACAGTTTAATAAATTCTTTTTCTTTTTCACAAGCTTCTTCCCAAGATAAATCATCTAATAATATTTCTACTCTATATTCAGTTTTATTTACAATATTTTTCCAATATGTATTTCTGCTAGATTTAAAGTATGCTCTATTATAATCTGATTCACTTTTTCCAATACCAATGTAAAAAGGTTCATTCTTATCTAATCTGATATGTCTATACAAGTAAGCCATTATTTTAAATCTGCATCTGTTTTATATGGTATATATTTAGTTGCTGATCCAACTTTCTTAGCAACCAATATTTGTTTTCTTTGTTTGCCAGTTGATTCGTAAGATACGTGTACCCAAGCTGGGTTTCCATTTACAGGGAACTCAGCAATCATTTGATCAAAATTTACATGTTGCTTAATGAAATCAAAAACTTGCTTATTAGTAATTGATGTTCCATCCATGTCAATATCAATTGCTTCACCTGTACAATGTTGGCTGGACAAACTCCCCCCTACCGCAGTATTCAAGGCTTTGCTTCTGTACCCAGAGCTCAAATGAATAGGAACTCCAAAGTGTTCTCTAATTGGTTGAAACACATTCTCAGCTAACTTTTTAAAGTTCTCAATGTGTTCTGGAGTTGGCATGTTGCTAATTCCTTTTCTTTTTGCAGTTTCACTTCTTGTTACTTCTGCTAGTGCTAAATTCTTACTTAATTGCATCTTGTTTATTTTTATTGTTAATCTACTACTTCTTCTGAAGTTTCTTCTTTGTTTTCAGCTTTTTTCTTTAATGACATAATTCTACCTGCTGTTGTAATACCAAATGCACCAAGTGTAAGAATCATAAATCCATCAAAGATAAACTCCTTGATAATCAATTCTTTACTTAACATTCCTGTTACTACATCTACCAATAATACAAAGACCATAGCAAAGAAAGAGATAACTCCTACAAATGCTTGTTCATTAATATTGTTATTGTCACTAATTAATTCTCTAAAAAACTTTTTCATTGTTTATAATTTAATAAGGGAGCTAATGTTACTTTAGGTCTCTTAGGTTTAATAATATCTGTATACCAATACTTATGTGGTTCTTCCTGGTCTTCTTCTGTATTTACAGGTTCATCATATCTATAAAAAAATATGTCTCCTGTATGATCATCCTTTCTAACATAATGTTGACTTAAATCTACAGAATATACTAAAGTATCTTTCCATGAATAATATAACCATGTGTTGTTTATTGCAGCATTTAGTAACCAATGCTCTAATAAATCTAATCTTTTTGCTAATTCTAAGTTATAGGTAAATGTTTCTATAAGTTCTGTCTTCTGAATTAGTAATGTATCTTTAATAGCAAGTAAACTATCTTTACTAGCTACCTCAATTTTAAAGGCAGCTATCTTAGCTTTCTGGCTTTCAAATATGTCATTGATATTCTTTGCTTGTGCTTTTGTAAGAATAACAACTGAGTCACCTTTAATTACCGTCTGAAGCGGGTAGTTTGATTGGCTGAAAATCAAACTGCTCACCAGTAGACTGCTTAATATTAATAGCTTTTTCATCTGATAATTCTTTTTTAATATCTTTTACAACTGCATTAGTGCTATCTAAACTTCCAATAACTTCTGAAACCATAGACTCTAAATTAGCTTTATCTTCCACAAGTGCTTCATTCTTAGCCTTTAATGAATTAACACTTTTTTTTAAACTTCCGTTTTGTTTTGTAAGTGTCTGATTTGCAGTAGTAAGTACTTCATTCTTTTCAACTACTACAACATGACCATGACCAGTTGAAAATACTTGAAAACAAATAAGTGCTATGAATCCAATAGCAGAACCTAATATGATTCTTTTATTCTTTTTCATTTCTTCTTACCAAACAATGTCAAAACTGTTTCCTTTAAACTCTTAGAATGTTCTGTACTTTCTTCTAACTTTTTTTCTAAGTCTTCTCTGTACTCACCTTCTAACTCTTCAACTCTTGATCTATAATCATCCTCACTCTTCATAAGTCTATTAAGAAAAATCCAGCACAAATAACCTAATCCTAAGACTGCAAAACCTAAGATACCATATTGAGTTAAACTTTCAAATATTCCAAATGACATGACTATTTACTTTTAGTTGTTCTTGTTTTCTTTTTAGCTGTTTTAATTAACTCTTCTTTAAGTCTATCTTTCTCAGCAAGATGTCTTTTAATAAAGATCCATGCAACATATCCTAAAGCTAAAACTGCTAATCCCGCAGGACCATAATTTCCTAACTGTGCAAATACACCAAAGTCCTGTGCACCGTTTGCTACTGATGTTGTATCCATATTAATTATGTAATTTTAACATTAACTCTTTAACTGCAGTAGATAAATCACTTACATTTCTTGCAAGCATTTTAAGTTCTAATTGAGTTTGTTCTTGTATTGCTTGGTATTTTAATCTTGCTTCTTGTTCTACAAGTTCTACTTTACCTTTTAATTTACCCATATCTTCTACTGTTTTTCTAACGTCCGTATGGACCATTCTTAAAAAATAGCCTATTACAGCTAATGCAGTAATCAGACCTGCTTGAATTAATTCTCCGTATGTCATGGCTTTAATATTAATGCACCGGCTAATATCCCATTAAGGATATAAGACCAGTTCCGTTGTCTTTTTATTTTTTTTATGTCTAGTGTTAAGGATGATATGATAGTGTCCTTAGAATTGATTATATAGCGTTGTGCAGTGATTATAGTGTCTTGACTTGATATAATCAAGTCTTTTTCTTTATCTCTACGGTATAGAGTATGAATCATTGTATCCTGGATCTGTACTATACTAAAAGTATCTCTGGAATTTTTAACAGCATCTAGTTGAGACTGTAAGTCATGCAACCCATGGTTAAGTTCATTAATAATAAGTTTACTATTATCAATAACCTTACCTTTCTCTTTAATAATAGTCTCCTTACCTTCTATTCTTTTCTCAATTGTTTTTTGAGTAGATATAGGGTATACTTGTTTTGGATCTCTTATTAATAAGACAAAACACATTACCCCTAAACAAAGAGTTAATATTATAGATATGTTTTCTTTTTTAACCACAACCACACTCACTACATGATTCTCTATTATTACCATTCCATACAACTGTAGCGGGTCCTACTGTAGGTCCTACAATTGACCAACATGTTCCAGTATCATCACGGTATACAAGTGTTAAATCAAGATTATCAGGTAATAACATTACTCCATTTGGAACAATATCACAACAGTCTGCTACTTCATAATAAGTAATGCAACCATGTTCCTTAACACAATCATTACAGTCCTTTGCATCTTTGATAAATGTATCTAATATTATTGTTGCTGTTCCTGTATTACTAAAACTTACAACTTTCCAACATTGTGGAAAAAGTGGAGAAGTA